TGCACTGGCCCTGGTGGCTGCCTACATCGGAGTCTGTGAGTACCGGGCGCCCAACCCCTGGGCGGCCTGCGATGCCCGCTGGAATGTGGCGCTGGCCGTGTTTGTGCCCTCGCCGCTGCAGGGTGCCATCCCGGCCGCTGGGCGGATGCTGGGCCTGGGCCGGCGGCGGCGCTCTGATGCCATCCCTGAGGAGCCGAGGCTGTGACGCTGAGCAAGAGTGAGCGCATCCTGGCCGCGATCGAAGCGGCGCTGACCCCCACCGCTGGCATCAGCGGCCAGGTGTTTCGGGACCGCTGGGAAGCGGTGGCCCGCGACGAGATGCCGTGCATCGTGATCGAACCGCTGGGGGAGGAGCCAGGACTGACCTCGCTGCCCTTCACCGACTACACCATGACCGTGGCGGCGGACATCCTCATCAGTGGTTCCCCGCTGTCCACCCTGGCCGATCCGATCCGGGTAGATGCCCATGCCCGCCTGATGGCTGACCGCACCCTTGGCGGCCTGACCCACTCGATTGACCCAGGCCCCAGCGAGTGGAAGGGCGAGTCCGGCGAGATCGGGATTCTTAGCCTGAGCTATCGGATCCCGTTCCGAACGCTGACCACAGACCTGACCCAATGACGGTTCCTAGCCTGATCTCAGACGAGTTTGACGGCGTGGGCGGTGAATACCTGCTCAACCCGAAGACCGGAAAGCGGACTCTGATCAGCCGCACCGCTCCTGCCCCCAACCCCACCGAGCTGACCGATGCCATTCCTGACGCGCAAGCGGACGATTCTTCTCAAGACTGAATCGACCTACGGCACCGATGCCACGCCGGCCGGAACCGATGCGCTGACCGTGCGCAGCCTGGACATTTCGCCGATCGATGCTGATGTGGTGAGCCGGGACCTGGTGCGGCCTTACCTGGGCAACAGCACCCAGCTGCTGGCCAACATCAGGGTGCAGTGCAACTTCGAGGTGGAGCTGGCCGGCAGCGGCGCCGCTGGCACCGCCCCTCGCTGGGGTCCCGCCATGCTTGCCTGCGGCACAGCCGCCACCACCGTGGCATCAACGAGCGTCACCTACGCCCCGGTGAGCTCCAGCTTCTCCAGCGCCACCATCTACTACTTCGCCGATGGCATCCGCCACGCCGTGACCGGCTGGCGCGGCACCTTCGAGATCACCGGCGAGCTGGGCCAGATCCCCGTGATCTCATTCACCGGCACCGGCATCTACAGCACCCCCACCGATACGGCTGTGGGCGCTGTGACCTACGGCAACCAGGCGGACCCACTGATCTTCACCAACGGCAACACCACAGCGTTCAGCCTGTTCAGCTACTCCGGTTGCCTGTCGTCGTTCTCGTTTGCCGTCAACAACGAGATCCAATACCGCGAGCTGATCGGCTGCGCCAAAGAGGTGCTCATCACCGATCGCGCCCCCAGCGGCCAGGTGATGATCGAATCGGTGCCTATCGCCACCAAAGATTACTTCAGCATCGCCGCCGGCACCACCACCGGCAACCTGACCCTCACGCACGGCACCACCGCCGGCAACCGCTGCGTGTTCACCAGCGCCCAGACTGACCTGACCAACCCCACATATGGCGACATGAACGGGGTGATCATGCTGAACCTTCCTTACGTCTCGCTGCCCACCACGGCCGGCAACAACGAGTTTTCGCTGGCCCTGACCTGATCAGGCTCCTAAGCCTAAACCACTGCACCCCTACCCATGCCCCTCCAGCTCCGCTCCCAATCGGTCACCTACCGCTGGCCCGTTGTCGTTGAGTTCCCAGTGGACGGCGGCAAGTTCGACAAGGAAACCTTCGACGCCGAGTTCAAGCGGCTCCCGCAGGATCAACTACGCGAGATCGGCGAGAAGATCGAAGCCGGCACCATCTCCGACCTGGAGCTGCTTGACCAGGTGCTGACCGGCTGGGGCGGCATCTTCGACGAGTCCGGCGACGAGGTGCCCTTCAGCGAAACCAGCCGCCAGCGGATTCTCAACGTTCCCCTGGTGGCCTCGGCGATCGTGGCCGCCTGGCTGGAATCGCTGGCGAAGGGCAAGCGAAAAAACTGATTGAGGCCGCCGAGCTCTGGGTGACCGGCGGCCAGCAACAGGGACCAGACCCAGTCGAAGCGGCAGCCCTGGGGGTGGTCATGCCCGAGCCCGATGTGCAGGTGTTCGACATTCACCCCGACGCCGAGAAGGGGGTCCGCATGTTCCTGAAGGTCTGCACGCAATGGCGCGTCAGCGATGGCCGGCGCATCGGCCTGGATTATGGCGTCGTGCTCAGCCTTCTTAGCCTGGAGCAAGAGCCCAACCCGCTCGAAGTGCTGGAGGACGTGCAGACCATGGAGGACGCGGCCCTCGCAAAGCTGGCGGAGCTGGCAGCCTGATGGCAAGCCTCGATGCGCTGCTGAGAATCAAGACCGACGTCCAGGGCGCGAATCAGATCGTCGCGCTGAATCGCGGCCTGCAGGGTGTCGAGCGCACAGCGGCTGAGGCGAGCGTGGCGATGAGGGGCCTTGAGGCTTCCATCGGTGGCGTGATCGGATTGGTTGGTGGCGCCACGATCCTGAGCAAGATTTTCGGCGACACGGCAACACTGCAAACCCAGACCCGCTCGCTCGAGGTGCTGCTCGGCAGCGCCGCCAAGGCCAGCCAGATCGTCAAGGAGCTGCAGGCCTACGGATCGGTCACGCCGTTTGAGTCCACCGAGCTGATCGAAACCGCCAAGCGCCTCGGTGCTTTTGGCATTGCAGGCCAGCGGGTGGTGGAGGTGACCAAGCGCCTCGGCGACGTTGCTGGTGCCACCGGCGCCAACCTCGGCGAGCTCGCCACCGCCTACGGCCAGGTGGTCTCAAAGGGCCGCCTGCAGACCGAGGAGCTGCTGCAGTTCCAGGAGCGCGGTGTTGGCATCCAGGGCGAGCTGCAGAAGATGTACGGACTCAGCGGCCAGGAGCTGCAGAAGGCTCTGTCTGATGGCCGGGTGAGCTCCGAAGCGTTCGAGCAGGCCATTGTCCGATTGACCGACAAGGGCGGCAAGTACGCCAATGGCGCCATTGCTCAGAGCGACACGCTGAATGGGCGGCTGAGCACGCTGCGCGACACGGTGACGAGCCTTTCGCAGACGATCGGCGGGGTCTTGGAGCCCGCGCTAAGCCGCATCCTGCTGATCGCCACCAACACGGTGGACACAATCAACCGAGCGATGCGTGCGGCGCTGCTGGGCCCGCAGAACGCCGACACCATCGCCCAGGTGAACGCAGGGCAGCTGCCGTTTGGCACGGCCGGCGTGGACAAGCTGATTGGTGAGCAGCGGCGCAGAGCGCTGCAGGGCCAGTCGGCCGGCTTCCTGGGAATGATGGACCAGGGCAAGTTCCTGAGGCTCCTGCAACAACAGCCGGAGTTCCGATCTCCGACTGGGATCGGTAGCAGGGTCGCCCCGCTGACGGTGCCGCCCCTGACCAGTGGCACTCGGGCGGCTGGCGGTGGAGGTGGTGGAGCCAAGCCTCCAGCCGGCCAGATCATTGAGTACCTCACCGGAGACAGAAGCTCGGCAAGCTATCGAGCCGACCATGGCGGCGGCAATTATCACGACCACCTGGCGTTCGGCAGCACCGCGCAGCGCGACGCAGCAATGAAGGCACTTCGCGCCGCTGGCATCCGCATCGGATCCGTCAACGATGGACGTCACGCCAGGGGCAGCTATCACTACTCCAACCAAGCCTTTGATGTTCCTGGCAGCCAGGTTCCAGTGGGGCAAGAGGCCGCCTTATCTGCGCTTGTGCGCAAGGTTCTCGGCGGCGCTGGCTTCGTCGGCAAGGGGATCGGCAAAGAGGCTGGCTATGCCGATGATCTGGCCGGCCTGAGGGCGCAGGGCGAACAAAAGGCCGCTGAGGCTGCCAGGAAGGCCAAGGAAGACGACAAACGCAAGGCCGAAGAAACCGCCAAGCAGCTCACCGCCGCCCGCGACCTGCTGGCCACCAAAGAGGCGCAGCTGCAGGTGGCGGCGGCCATGACCCCGCTGGAGAAGCTGAGCGCCGAGTACGACCAGGCCCGCGCCGAGCGGATGCGCGACTATGCCGACAAGCTCGCCGCTGCCAAGTCGGACCAAGAGCGCGAGCTTCTGGTGAAGTCGCAGATCACCGACTGGGCGCGGCAGGAGCTGGATCACAAGCAGAAGCTCACCGACATCACCGCCCAGCAGCTCACCCAGGAGCGCGAGCGGGCCGAGCTGTTGGCCGACTCGATGGCGCGGATGCAGGAACTGACCAGCCGCAGCAGCGCCGGGGCTGGCTTCCAGCAGGGCCTGCAGGGCTATGTCGATTCGGTCGGCAACCTGCGCGACGCCGTGGGCCAGCTGACCACCGACAGCATTGGCGGCCTCGAGGACAGCCTGACCGAGCTCGCAACCACCGGCACCACCAACTTCAAGGCCTTCGCCGCCTCGGTGCTGCAAGACACTAGCCGGATGATCATCCGCCAGCTGGTGCTGAAGACGATCATGCAGATCATCGGCGGGATCGGTGGCGGTGCTGGCAGCAGCTTCGAGATGCCCAGCCAGGCTTTCATCCCCTCCGGCGGCTATGGCTTCGCCAAGGGCGGCATCTTCGGCGGCGACATGGTGACCAGGCCCACGATGTTCAAGTTCGCCAGCGGTGGTGCCTTCCGCACCGGCGTGATGGGCGAAGCCGGGCCCGAGGCGATCATGCCGCTGCGCCGCGGGCGCGATGGCCGGCTGGGTGTGGCGGCTGCCGGTGGCACCAGCAACGCCATCACCATCAACGTGGACGCCAGCGGCACCAAGGCCAGCGGCGACCCCGGCACCGGCGCCGCCCTAGCCCGCGACCTGGCCCGGGTGGTCGATGACCGCCTGATCCACCACCGCCGCCCTGGCGGCCTTCTCGCTGCCTGATCATGGCCACCTTTACCTGGACCCCATCTTTCAGCTCTCCGGAGTCGAGCCAGCCGCGGGTGATCAAGACCGCGCTCGGCGACGGCTACCAGCAGCGGATCAGGTTCGGCCTCAACACCGACCCCAAGACATGGGATCTGCAGTTCAACAACCGCACCGACGCCGAGCGCGACGAGATCCGCGTCTTCCTGGAAGCCCGGGCCGGCGTGGAGGCCTTCGACTGGACGACGCCATGGGGGCAGACCGGCCGGAAATGGGTGTGCGAGGAGTGGTCTATCGACCCCACCAACTGCAACAACAACCAACTCCGCGCCAAGTTCCGACAGGTGTTTGAGTACTGATGCCCGTCCCCTTCTCCGAAGCCCAGCTGCCTGCCCCCTCGGCGCTGATCGAGTTGTTTGAACTGCAGCTGATCACGGCCATCCATGGCGCCAGCACCGTCTACCGCTTCCATGCCGGCATCAACGCCAAGGGGACCGGCGACGTGGTGTGGGCTGGCAGCACCTATCTGGCCCTGCCGATCGAAGCCGACGGTTTCAGCTACAGCGGCAACGGCCAGCTACCACGGCCCAGCATCAAGGTTGCCAACGTGCTTGGCACCATCACCTCGTTGCTGCTGACCCTGCCCATGGGGCTGGAAGGCGCCAAGGTGACGCGCCTGCGCACCCATGCCCGCTACCTCGATGCGGTGAACTTCCCGGCCAACGTCAACCCGCTGGGAACGCCAGATCCTACAGCCGAGTACCCCCGTGAGGTCTATTTCATTGACCGCCGCAAGAGCGAATCCCGCGACATGGTGGAGTTTGAGCTTGCCGCAGCGTTTGACCTGGCGGGCGTGCGTGCGCCGAAACGGCAGGTGATCGCCTCGATCTGCCCGTGGGTCTACAAGTCGGCTGAGTGCAGCTACAGCGGCGCCTTGGCCACCTGCGCCAAGAGCCTGGCCGACTGCCGGATCCACTTCGGCAGCAATGCCCAGCTGCCCTTCGGCGGCTTCCCTGGCGCTGGAGCCTATTCCACATGATCAACGACACGATCCGAGCCGAAGCACTGGCCCACGCCCAGCAGGACGATCCCCGCGAAGCCTGCGGCCTGGTGCTTGTCATCAGCGGCACGCAGGTCTACCGGCCTTGCCGCAACATTGCCGAGGAGCCGGGTGAGCTATTCACCATTGACCCAGACGACTACGCCGCTGCCGAGGATGAGGGCGAGGTGCTGGCCGTGATCCACTCCCACCCGATCACACCGCCGGAGCCATCACCAGCCGACCGCGCCGCCTGCGAAGCCAGCGGCCTGCCGTGGCTGATCGTGAACCCCAAGACCGAAGCCTGGGCCGAACTGGAGCCCTGCGGCTACAAGGCCCCACTGATCGGCCGCGAGTGGGTCTGGGGCGCCCAGGATTGCTGGACTCTGGTGCGCGACTGGTACGCCGAACAGGGCACAACCTTGCCGGACTGGCAGCGGCCTGCCCGCCCGCGGGACTTTGAGAAGGCGCCGATGTTTGAGGGCCTATGGGAGGAGGCAGGGTTCGAGCAGATTGACCCGGCCGACCTGCAGGAAGGCGATGCGGTGCTGATGTCAATTTCCAACGCCAGGCTCAATCACGTTGGCGTCTACCTGGGCGATCAAATGTTGCTGCACCATCTGCGCGGCAGGCTGTCGAGCCGTGATGTTTATGGCGGCTGGCTGCACAAATGCACCGGCTGGGTCGGCAGACTGAAGCCATGAGGGTGATCCGCGTCTACGGCAGGCTCGCCCGGTTCCTGGGCCGCCGCACCTTCCGCGCCGAGGTGGCAAGCGCGGCGGAGGCGGTGCGCTTCCTGCTGGCGAACTTCCCCCAGGTGGAGCGGCACATGGCCGATCAGCACTATCGGGTGAAACTCGGCGCTCGGGCTCTTGGCGCTGAGGATCTGCACGAACCGGCTGGCGCCGCTGAAATCGCCATCGTGCCGGTGATCGGTGGCGCTGGTGCCGTGGGGCGGATCGTGGCCGGAGTGGCGTTGGTGGCCCTGTCGTTCATTCCTGGCATCGGCGCCCTTGGCGTGTCCCTGCTGCTGGGCGTCGGCTCAAGCCTGGCCCTTGGCGGCGTGGCGCAGCTTCTGACTCCCGTGCCGCAGATGGCAGGCCCTGGAGCGGCATCCCTAGGGCCAATGGCCAAGGCTGCCGACGACAACGACCCGCGCAAGAACTACAGCTTCAGCGGAATCCAAAACACCAGCCGCCAGGGTGTGCCGGTGCCGGTGATCTATGGCGAGGTGATCGCGGGTTCAGTCGTGATCTCCGCAGGCATCGACGTGGACCAGGTGGCGGCATGATCAGCGGATCCGGCGGCGGTGGTGGTGGCAAGGGCGGGGGCCGCCAGCAGTCCCAGACTCCTGCCGCAGCCCAGCCGCAGCAGTACGTCCCCACCGAGGCGACGAACAACCTGTTTTCGACCAGCTACGCCAAGATCCTGGATCTGATCGGCGAAGGCGAGATTGAAGGGCTGGCCAATGGCCTGCAGTCGGTCTACCTGGGCAACACGCCAATCCAGAACCCTGACGGCAGCCTCAACTTCAACGGCGTCACGGTGCTGACGCGCACCGGCACGCAGGCTCAAGGCTACATCCCTGGTTTTGATGAAGTGGCCAGCGAAACGGGCGTGAGCGTGGTCGTCACAGCATCGGCCCCGATCACGCGCACCATTGCCGCAACGGTTGACGCGGCCCGCGTGGTGGTGACATTGCCTGCGCTGCAGGAGTACACCGACAAGGGCGACATTCTGGGCACAAGCGTCAACCTGCGCATCGCGGTCCAATACAACGGCGGCGGCTACACCACAGTGGTGGATGACACGATCAGCGGCCCAACCTCTCAGCAGTACCAGCGCCAGTACCTGATCGCCCTATCTGGCCCCTTCCCGGTGGACATTCGGGTCAGCCGGGTAACAGCAGACAGCACCAGCAACAAGCTGGTCAATGCTTTTAGTTGGAGTAGTTACAGCGCCATCACCTACGCCAAGTTGGCCTATCCAAACTCGGCACTGGTCGGCCTTCGCGTCGATGCTAAGCAGTTCAATTCGATCCCATCGCGCAGCTACCGGGTGCGGGGCCTCAAGGTCAGGATCCCCGGCAACGCCACGGTGGACACCACCACCGGCCGCTTGACCTATGCCGGCGTATGGAATGGCACCTTTGGCGCTGCTCAGTGGACCAGCGATCCGGCGTGGTGCCTGTGGGACCTGCTCACCTCCAGCCGCTATGGATGGGGCGACCACTTGGACACCAGCAAGCTCGACAAGTTTGCTTTCTATTCGGCCAGCCAGTACGCCTCAGCGCTGGTGCCCGACGGCTTCGGTGGCACCGAGCCCCGCTTCAGCTGCAACGCCAACATCCAGACCGCCGAAGACGCCTACCGGCTGATCAACGATCTGTGCTCCACCATGCGCGTGATGCCCTACTGGGCAGCTGGAGCGCTCACGATCAGCCAGGACCGGCCCGCCGATCCGTCGTTCCTGTTCACGCTGGCCAACGTCGGCCCCGAGGGCTTCACCTACAGCAGCAGCAGCGTCAAGTCGCGGCCAACCGTGGCGGTGGTCCGCTATCAGGATCTGAGCCTGCGCGATGCCTCGTTTGAGGTGGTCGAAGACGCGGCAGGCATTGCCCGCTATGGGGTGGTGAAGACTGAGATTGACGCCTTCGCCTGCACCAGCCGAGGCCAGGCGCAGCGGCTGGGCAAGTGGTTGCTCTATGCCGAGCAGAACGAAGGCGAAGCCGTTTCATTCACATCCAACCTGGCCGCTGGTGTAGCGGTGCGCCCTGGACAGATCATCGAAGTGGCCGATCCGATGCGGGCTGGATCGCGGCGTGGTGGCGCCATTGCAGCGGCCACCACCACCGCCATCACCCTGGACGACGCCACAGGACTGACGACGGCCAACAGCCCCACGCTGTCTGTAATCCTGAGCGATGGCACCGTGCAGTCAAGGGCGGTGCAGTCGATCGCCGGCAACGTGATCACCGTGGCCACGGCGTTCACATCGGCGCCGCAGGCCAACAGCATCTGGATCTACGAAACATCCAACATCCAGGCTTCCACCTGGCGCGTGCTGGCCGTTGAGGAGCGCGATGGCATCGGCTGTGGCATCACTGCGCTGGCCTACAACGCCAGCAAATACCGCAACGTCGAGCAAGGCTTGGCGCTGCAGCAGCGCGACATCACCGACCTAAACATTCTCCCCGATGCGCCGCAGAACCTCAGCGGCGTGGAGGTGCTCTACGAAAACGGCAGCCGCGCCGCTGCGAAGATCCAGCTCGGCTGGAGCCTAGTGCCTGGGGTCAGCAGCTACCGGGTCAGCTACCGCGAAGTCGAGGGCAACTGGTTCACTCAGACCGCTGCCGCCAATTCCTTTGAGATCCTTGACACCAGGGCCACAACCTATGAGGTGTTGGTGTCGAGCATGGGCACCGGCCTGCTCACTAGCCCAGCGGCTTCGCTGTCGGTGGTGGCCTACGGCAAGACGGCGGCTCCCTCCGACCCCACAGGTGTTTCGTTGGTGGCGATTGATCAGGCCAGCGCCATCCTGTCGTGGGATCTGGCTGCCGACCTCGATGTGCGGCTGGGCGGCAAGGTGTTGATCCGGCACAGCGTCCTGACCACTGGCGCATCCTGGGAGAACGCCACCGACCTGGTGCCGTCTGCTGCTGGCAGCCAGACCCAGAAGCAGATCCCGCTGTTGACCGGCACGGTGTTGGTGAAGTTTGAGGACGACAGCGGCAACCGCTCTGCCACCGCCGCCAGCGTCGTGGTGACGCTGCCAACCCCACAGCCCCGGCTGCTGGTGCAGACCTACGCCGAGGAGGTCGAGCCGTTCCTGGGGTCATTCACCAACATGGCCTACACCCCGGAGCTTGGCGGCCTGGTGTTGATTCCGGCGCTGCCGTTGTTTGACTCACTGGCCACAGACAACAACTTCGACGGCATCAGCGGCAGCAGCATCGACGCCATTGGATCGGTCGCGTCATCCGGCGAGTACGACTTTGGCAGCAGCTACGACCTGGGGCGGATCTTCGATGTGAACCTGATCCGGCGGCTGGTGACGACGCCGTACCTCCCGGCCAGCCTGTTCGATGACCGCATCGGCAACATCGACGACTGGCCGATGTTCGAGGAGGTGGCTGATCGCGTGAACGCTGCCACTTGGGTGCGCACCACCAATGACGACCCCAGCGGCTCACCCACCTGGGGACCATGGCGCGAGTTCAGCAACGCCATCGTGCGAGGTCGGGCGCTGCAGTTCAAGGCGATGGTGGAGAGCAGCGATGCCAGCCAATCCATCATCATCAACGAGCTGGGCGCCAACCTGGAGCTGCAGCAGCGGATTGAATCCTCGGCCACGCTCACCAGCACAGCAGCGCCGTTTGCCGTGAGCTTCGATGCGCCGTTCTACCAGGCCCCCAGCGTTGGCATCACCGCTTATGGGCTGGCATCGACTGAGCAGTTCGCCATCTCAGCCGTTACCGCCACTGGCTTCACCGTGACCTTCTCGGGCAGCAGCGGAAACCTGGCCCGGAGCTTTACCTACACTGCAGTCGGATTCGGTAGAGCGATCTAGTGGCACAATCAACCGACCTCGTGGTGCCGAATACCAGCGCCGCTGGTGTGCGCAGCGCGATCAACACCAGGTTGCTTGCCATCGCCACGCATCAATCGGGCGCGACGGCACCTGCCACCACCTACGCCTACCAGTTCTGGGCCGATACCACCGCCGGGCTGTTGAAGCAGCGCGATGGCGCCAACAGCTCCTGGATCACGATCGGCACGCTGGGCACCGCAAACCTGGGCCTGGCCGCCCTCGCCTCCCCCACCTTCACCGGCACCCCAGCGGGCCCCACGGCGGCCGCAGGGACCAACACCACCCAACTAGCCACCACGGCGTTCGTGGCCACCGCAGTGGCCAATGCCTCGCCAGTGCTGGGGACGGTCAAGAACAGCAACACCGGTAGCAGCGTTGACTTCACCAGCATCCCCAGCTGGGCAAAGCGAGTCTCGATGATCTTCAACGGGGTAAGCACCAACGGTTCGGCAACGCCACGGTTGCAACTTGGCACTTCGTCTGGGCTAACAACGACCGGATACGTTTCCACTGGCAGCGTTATTGCGGGCAGCGTTAGCACGGCCAATAGTTCATCTGGCTTTGTAATCAATAGCGCCAGTGGAGGCCACACTTTAAGCGGCACTGTTCAGCTGGTCAACATCAGCGGAAATACATGGATTGCATCAGGGGCACTGGGCACGGTTGATGGAACCGTTGCCACCTTCGTGGTGGCCGGCACCGTTGCGCTGTCCGCCGTGCTTGATCGGCTGTCGCTGATCACCACCGACACCTTCGACGCCGGAACCATAAACATTCTCTACGAGTGATCGGACTCCCAAACCTGACCCATGACCACCCCCACCCTCGCCTCAGTCCGCGCCGCTGCCGAGGAGGTGGCGAAGCGTGGCCAGCTGCTGCCTCACCAGCTCGCCGCCTTCTCGGCCCTGGATCAGGCTCTCTCGCCTGAG